CCCCTTGGCGGGTATGCCGACGGTACTTTCCTTGAAATATCCCCTAACGACGAAGAAGGGATGAAGAAAGTAGTAGGAGCTGACGGCGAAGTCGCCCGGGCGCAGAGCAATGACAACACTAACCAAGTTGTTTTTACGCTGTTGCAGTCCAGCCAAAGCAATGCCCATTTATCCGCTGTTCGCAATGCAGACAAATTGACCGGGAAGGCGATACAGCCTCTTGCGATTACCGATCTGAACGGCAGCACGTTGAAATACTGGCCGCAGGCGTGGATCCGCGGAGACCCCACGGAAGGCTTCGGCAAGGAAGTTGGCGAACGCCAATGGACGCTCGACACCGGGCAGATCGCTGAGGGCGCTGTCGGAGGGCTGTTACCGTAATCGGCTATATGGGGGAGTTTCCCCCATTTTTATATTTTGAAACATGGAGGATGGAACCATGAAGACAAAGGAAAAAGAGATTAACGGCATCAAGTTTACCGTGACGCCGTTCCATGTGAGCGCTGCTATTAAGCTCAAGGCGTATTTGATAAGGACGTTAGGGCCTTCGATAGGGCAAATGGTTGGCGCATTGCAGGGCGGTATCCCGACCAGCGGCAAGATGGCGGACTTCGGAAACATCAAGGTTGACGGAGCTGCTCTTTCGTCTGCGATTGAAAAACTGACTGAGCAGCTTGGCGAAAACGAATTCCTTGCCCTGATAAAACGTATGCTTGAGAATGTCCAGGCGCAGATGGTTGTCGAAGGTGAGACAAAGGTTTTCACGTTTGGCAGCGACGCAATGTTTGAGAACGCAATGGACTTTGTTTTTGAGGGACGGATTTTCACGATCTACCCGGTTCTGGCATTGGTAATGGAGACAAACTATCCCGATTTTTTAGGGATGCTGACCACAGGTATTGGTCAGCAAATAAAGAAAATAGTTACTACAGCATCGGAAAAGCCAGGACAGACAGGAGACTCCGCAAGCTCGGGGACTTAGGAAAACTTGATCCTGAAATTGAAGAAGAGTACATGGTATGGCGTATATGGGAAGCGAAAGGCACCCCGCTAAAAGAGATTTGGGAGGAATGGACTTACCCCGACCTACTGAAAGCAAACGCCATACTTGACATGATGGCCGATGTGGAAATTGCCCGGAGCGCCTTGGAAGAAGAAGAGCTGAGGCACCCGGGCAAGCCGTAGGGAGAAGCCGTGGTAGTAAGAGAGCTGATTACGCTGTTGGGCTTCCAACTTGAAGACGGCCCGCAGAAGCAATATGACAAACAGATAGACGCTACCAAAGAAAAGAGCAAGGGGCTTGCGGCTGCTGGAAAAGGCATAGGGACCGCTTTTAAGATAGCTGCTGCGGCCGTTGCTGTTGGTGTTGGTTGGATAAGTAAAAATATCATTGATGCGACGGTTGAAATTGAAGGCTACCGCTCGCAGATGCAGGCGTTCACCGGCTCAGCCGAAGCCGCTGCCGACGCATTAAAAGAACTCAGGGACAAAACAGCAGATCCTCTGTATGGAACCGGGACGCTGGTATCCGCTTACAAGCAGCTCCGTACCGTTGGAATGGAAGCCGGGGAAACGTCGAAAATGATTGACGTTCTCGGAGACATTGCCAACGGATCTGCGGAGAATTTTGGTTCGCTTGGAAACATCCTCACCAGGGTCGGCACTACCGGAAAAGTAGATGTCGGGGTTATGCGACAGCTTGCCAATGCCGGGTTCGGTATGCAGGATATGGCAAACGGCCTTGGCATTTCCGTACAGCAGCTTGAAAAAAACCTCAAGGATGGAAAACTTGGGTTCAACGATCTGACGAAGGCGATGGCTGCTTCGACCGCGGAGGGCGGACGGTTTTTCGGCAACATGGCCAATCAAGCCATGACGCTTGGCGGCGCGATTAAAATACTGAAAAGCACTATAAGCGGTATCGGTGACGCGATAGGGACCGGCGTAATCCCGTACCTGGTTGATTTTATTCGGTACATCGGTGATCTCGTTAAACTTGGCAAGGACGGCCTGATTAATTTTGGGCAGAAGGCGTTTGAAACACTTATCCGCAGGGTGGCAGATGTAATAATTTTCTTTGAAATCTTGCAGATGCGGATGCGGAAATATGGCGGGGCGTTTACCGCCTTGAAAGGCATATTCTCCGATGTGTTCGGGTTCCTCGGATTTGTAATAAAGAGCGCGTGGCCGTTCCTGATGAATTTGGCGCAGCTCTTTCTTGTGGCGTTCAGACCAATTCGGGCATTTATTTTGCCGATCCTTGAGGCATTAAAACCTATAATCCAAGAAGTTTTTGGCAAGCTCAGCGAATTCATTGCATGGCTTATCCCAAAAGTTGACGCGCTGACACCGCATTTCGCACGGCTTGGAAAATTTATAGGGCAGTTGATTGGACCAATCCTCAGACTTGCTCCCGCCGTTCTTGGCGTCGCGCTTGCCATTCGTGCCGTGAATACGGCAATATCCATCGGCAGAAGCGTTATATCAACCATAAACTCTATACGAACCGCGTATGGTCTGCTGACAGGCACCATGTCAGTAATGAAGGCCGCGGCGGAAGGGAACCGCCTGGCGATGTTTATGCTGGACGTGCAGATGGTGAAGAATAAAGTAACCACCCTTGCCCATGCCGCGGCGACTAAAGTTGCTGCCGCTGCTGCCAGCGCGTGGGACTGGATGAAGATGACCGCCGGCATAATAAAAAACACGGCGGTTTTGGTTGCCAATAAATTAGCTGTTGTAGCCCTCACCGTGGCGCAAAAAATACAAGCTGCTGCGTCGGCTGCATGGGATATTGCGAAACAAACGGCTATGCTCGTTGCTCAGAATGTTGTTTTAATTGCTAACAAAATCGCCATCATTGCCGTATCAGTAGCGCAGAAAGTCGCAGCTTTAGCGACACAAATTTGGGCAGGTGTTCAGATCGTATTTAACGCAATAATGGCGATGAACCCGATTGCCCTTATTATTATAGGCATAATGGCCCTAATCGCTGCCGTTATCCTTTTAGTAAAAAATTGGGATAAAGTAAAAGAGTTTTTTATTAATTTATTGGAAAACATAAAAAATATATTTATGAAGGCATTTGGCTGGTTAAAAGACTTGTTTTTCAAGTTTCATCCGGTAGGAATTATAATAAAGAATTGGGATACAATAAAAGAGTTTTTTGTAAACCTATGGGAGAATGTAAAAAACATATTTATAAAAGTGTTTGATTGGATAAAAGATTTGTTTTTCAAGTTCCACCCTGTAGGAATTATTATTAAGAATTGGGATAAAATATCTGAATTTTTTAGCGGATTATGGGACGGAATAAAAAATGTAGCTGGCAAGGCATGGGACGGGATAAAAAATGTGGCTGGCAGCGCATGGGAAGGAATTAAAACCGGCGCGTCGAAAGCCGGGGAGTTCCTCAAGAACAACTGGAAAACCATCGCCGTCGGCATGGTTAATCCATGGGCAGGAGGGTTAAAGGCCCTTTATGAGCATAACGAAAAGTTCCGTAATTTTGTTGATAATACTTGGGGAAAAATCAAGGACATCGCTAGCGCCGTTTGGGATAAAATGCCAGATGGCGCAAAAAACGTATTTATAAAAATTGGAAACATTATAAATGTCGTTGTTAATGAAATAAAAACGATATTAAATGGATTGAAGGAGTTTTTTGTAGGTTTATGGGCTGCCTTAAAACAGGGACCGGCTGCGACGTTTGAATACTTGAAAGAATCGTTTAAGAAATTATTTGTGTATATAGTCAGCCTCTGGAAAAGGCTGTTGACTGTTGGTAAAAAGATATTCCAGGCCATTGCACAGGCAGCAAGAACGGCTTGGAACGGCATGGTTAATGCTGCCAGAACAGTAGGAAATAAAATAAAGCAATTATTCGCTGGCTTGGCAAACGCTATAAAAGGTATTTGGAATACGATTTCGAGCTGGTTCTCCGGCTTATGGAGCAAGATAGTAGGCGTCGCCATTGCCGCGTGGGGAAAAATTAAGGACTTTTTCTTCGGCCTTGTAGAGGGCATAAAAGATATTTGGAATGGCATTACCGCATTTTTCAGTAATCTTTGGGAAGGCATTAAGGCTGTTACCGCTACGATTTGGGGAAGCATAAAAAACATTTTCTTCTCTGTCGTAGACGCAATAAAGAACGGCTGGCAGAACTTCAAAAACTTTTTCGTCGAGTTGTTTGCTTCCATCGGAGAAACGGCTGCCGGAGTATGGAACCGTATCAAGGACACCTTTTTTGCCGTATTCGACGGCATAAAAGAAAAGTTTTTTGCGTTTATCAATGTACTTCAAGCAGGGTGGGATAAGGTCAAGGGTTTCTTTGGCGGAGTAGTAAACTTTGTAGCCGGAGAAGACAGCGGCAAGGGAGGCGGCTCAAGCGGT